TGGGGTCGAGAGGGATCTTGGGCGAGAAGAACCGGATGGAGAAAAAGACAGGCGTTACGGCTTGGGCCGACGCTTCGCCTGGATTTGCGAAACTTTTGAACAGACCGGAACTACTGAAAGACGCTTATCAGGACGCCGGCGAGAAACAACCGGAACGTCTAATTTTGACTCAAGAACAAGAAGACCCGGAAGCATTGAAGGCTCAGTTTCAAGAACAGATGCAAGCCCATGAGGAAGAGATAGCAAAACTCAAGGAAGAGCTTATGAAGGCGAACAACAGAATGGAGCTTGAAACCGCAAAAGCCCAGCAGAAGATGGAAGTCGAAGAGTTTAAGGCGATGAAAGCCGCCGAACTAGCCGAGTTCAAAGCGCATACCGATGCTTCTGTGCAAATGCACACCGCTGGGCTTAAGTCCGATTTGGAAGAGTTGAAGACGGCTCATAAGTGTTCCATGGATGAAATGAAAACCATGCATGCGACTAAAGAGTCGCCTTCCGTAAACGTCATGGATTCCTCGATGAAAGGTCCGATGGACCAAATAGGCAAAGCCATACTTGAGATGGGCGAACAGATTTCAAAAAATAATGAACTACTGACGCAAGCCGTCGGTAATCTTGGCAAGACTCGTGTCATTAATTTGAAGAGAGATAAAGGTCAGATCACCGGCGCGACTTCCACGCTTCAGTGAAAGAAATTCTTCTTGAGATGTATTCGGATGAGCGAGTTTTACGCCTATTCCGAGAGATTTTGAAACAACGCCCTGTCATCCCAGTTCATAATTTTCAGAAAGACAACACGGATGAATGGAAAGCACGAAGCCACGAACAACGAGGCTTCGATATTTGGTTGACCTATTTAGAAATCAACTTGGAGCAAACGCAATGGAAAACGTAGACGATCAGACGACTGACAAAGCGGCTGAAACAACTAGTACCGAAACATCCGTAAAAACAACGGAAATACCGGCAGTTCCGACCATGGCCGATGTGGCCAAAAAGTACAGCGTGGACAAAATGTCCACCGAATTCATCGCCAAGCCGCAAGTGCAGCAAGTTCAATCGGCGCCTTATAGGCCGCCGCTTCCTGATCCCATCACACAACCCGAAGATTGGGCTAAGTACCAAGCCAATCAACAACAGTATGTTGACGGGACACTCCGTGAATTAGGGGAACAGGTCAAGGAAATTTCACAGCGCGCACAACAATCCGAGCTTGACGCCGAAGTCAATCAGGCTGTCGCGAAGGTAAACTCAAAATTAAATATAGATAAGACCTATACCGAGATTCTTTTGGAAAAACGGTATCGGGACGATCCTATCTTTAAGAGTATTTGGGACAATCGAAAGATGAATCCAAAAGCAGTGGACGAAGCTCTCGATGTTATTACCAACGAAGCGCAAGGCGTGTTTCAGGTAAGAACCGATCCCCAACTACAAGAGAATATCCGAGCCGCGAAAGCCTCAACCAATACCAAGTCTGTCATCCATCGTTCTTCCGAGGAAGAAGAGACTGCAAACATGTCTGCGGGTGAATTCGAGCGATGGTGGAATCAGAGAAAACGAGGATGAAGTAAATGGCTCAAGTCACGAGTAATTTTGGCAGTGACATACCGGCACCCATTAACAACGTCTATATGCGCGGGCTTTTATCGTCCGCTCGTAAGACATTGCCGTTCTTTAATGGAACCATGCCCGGTGTGTTGGAAAAAGCAGGAGGTTCGGCAACGGTAAAATGGCGTCGAATTGAAAACCTGGCAGTCGCAACAACCGCTCTTTCCGAGCTTTCGCCGGGCGCAACGGCGACTTTCGGTCTGGGTCGTACTTCCGTTAGACCGACCATCTTCAACGTAACGAAGGCGGTAGCGAAATATGGAAACGCAATCATTACGACCGAGGAAGTAGACCTTTTCAATATCAACTCAGGGACCATGGATCTCATGGAAACTTTGGGAGCGAATGCCGGTGAGTCGTTGAATTCAGTCGCAAGACTTGAATTCGATAACGCTTCGCAGATTCGCTACGCCTCTGGGGCCGCGAACAAATCCGCTACGGTAGCGGAAATGAAGTACATCGATATTGAATGGTCGGTCAATAAACTTCAGCGAAATAGCGCCATGAAAATGTTTTCCATGGCGACCGGCAGCGCGAATGTCACTACGTCAACGGTGCGATCCAGCTTTTTCGGTATCTGTCATCCAGACGTGGAACGGGATATTCGTCTGTTAACGGGGTTTCTTGGAGTTGAACAATACGGCGGTTATACCGAAACCATTACCGGTGAATTCGGTGCCCTGGGTGGGGTACGGTGGTGTATGTCTGAAATCGCCCCAATTGAAACCGGAGCGGGCACTACTTCTACATCAGCCTCGAATACTTTCCGAGGCACGTCAGCGGACTTGAACGATGTTTATACCTCCTACATCTACGGCAAAGAAGCCGTGGGCACGGTAGGGTTAGGTGTCGGATATTCGACCGGCGTTAAGAAGATGTACGAAGGCAAAGAACAAGCCATCATGTTGATTCAGAAAAAGCCCGGCTCTTCGGGTATTGGTGACATGTTCGATGAAATCGGCAGTATCGCCTGGAAAGCTTGGCATGCCACCAAAATCCTTAACGGGAATTGGCTGGTTATCGTCAAGACTCTAGCGAAGGAAATTCAGTAAATAAACGGGGAGGGGACGCCCTCCCCAATTTTTTCTTGGAGCCAAAATGTCCGATTTCATCGCTGGTGTTAATCGATTATTGAGAATCAACCAAATCATCACCGGGGACGATGACAACATAACCACATTCTCCGATACGCAACATGCGGCTGATATTTCACTGGCCCAGATAGCGATTCAGGATGAACTGACGGAAATAGTTTCGGACAGACTGATAAGTTATGAAAAAACCACGACCACGATTACCTTGCTAACGTCTACACGAACTTATGCTTTGGCTTCCGATTTCATAAGATTTTACGGGACTCATCCATCTTTTTACGACTCCACGGATAATGTAAGACTCTACGAGTGGAAAGGCGGGGAAGATACACTACGAGACGTTGACTATCAATACAAAACCACCGAAAGCGGTCCGCATTGGTGGTATTGGCACGACACAACGACTAAGCAAGTTGCTTTCTATTACGTCCCAAACTCTACTTTCAACAATCGTAGTCTTTCCTACGACTATGAAAAGTCGGTGATGGTTACGAATTCAACCGATACTCTACCTTTCATAACAGCCGAGGAGTATCAGGCGTTCATAAGTTGTGCTTCGCGAAGATTTTTCTTCTATAAAAGTCTTCAGCCGGAAGGGCTTTTAACCAGTGACGCCAGTTACAACAATGCAAAATCGAGACTTTACAGTCTTTTGAATCCTAAGAACCCAGCCAAGTATTACGGACACAGTTACAACTAATGGCGAGTCTTACTTTTGAAGGCGGTTTGAACGAGCAAGACGTGTCATTGGTAAATCTAGCTGAGTGTATTTCCGGGTATAACTTCGAGTTAGGGACTAGGAATACTCATTTCAATCCCAGGAAACCTTTTGATCTTCTTGGGACAGCGACGAATGCCGGAGCTATCAACGGCTTTGTTCAACTCATAAAAAACGACAACACCAGCACGACACTCGTGCAAGCAAACGATACAGTCTATGAATGGGACGGAACGACTACTTTTACTTCGAGAGGCACGGTTTCTGGAAGTTCCAGACTTCGGGGGGTGACTTGGAGTCTCGGAGGTTATTCGGTAATCGTAGACGTTACCAAAAATACCGTTGTTAAAAAGTGGGATGGTGCTTCTTTAACGACTCTGACTACGGGTCTTGCTAGTCCGCTCTACGCAAAATATGGGTTGGTTCATCTGAATAGGGTCTGGTTATTTAACGTAACTTCAGGAACGGCGACCCCGCATCTCTGTGTAGCTTCTGCATTTGAAGACCCGGAATCTTACAGCATTGCTAATCGCTCAGAAGGCGGAGGTGTAACGGCTAATCTAGCGTTTTATATGTTGACGCCGGATTTGAAACCTATTAACGGCGTGTCTTTGTTTTTCAATACGCTCATAGTCTCAACGGAAGGCGGAAATATGTGGAGCCTTGCCGGGACCGATGCGACTAAT